AGTATATATTCAATGATTTGTTTTAATTGAGAAACTAATTCGACTACCATTGCTGCGATTTCAACATATTCTGCAATTTTTCTTGCATAATAATTCACTTTTCGAAGAATATCTTGTATTACCGAAAATGCTTTTGCTATTTGACCGCTTGGATCTAGATTCAATGATGCTATTATACCGTTTTTAACGAGTCTAATAGCATCTGCAATTTTAGTTATGATTGCTCGAATAATAAAAGCAGCTTTATTCTTACCATTTTTAATCGCATTCTTTATGATTGTAATTGGATTCTCAGAGAAATCTAAACCTAATCCTGCAAAATCAATTAAGAATTTAAAATCACATGAATGCACTGATTGTTCATTTGCAATTTGAAGTGTTGTTCCGGCAACACTATAAGTTGTAGTTGGAATTGTTGGAAATCCAACTCTACTTACTAACATAGCAGGTGCAGTAACTTTTTCGATAACTGTTTTAGAACCATCAACAATTTTAGCAACAATTACATCTGCTGCTGTTGCGTTTGATATTGGTTTTGCTATTTCACTCTTTGGTACTGGATTTCTGTAATATTTCGATTCTGCTGAAAAACCAATACCTTCTCTCGGTGGTCTCTGAGGCACACCGGGTATTGAACCCATAATCACTGGCACTTGTGAGCTTGCGCCGTCCATGAAAAAGCCGCAAACATAAGAACCTTCTTTAAAATATGAAGATGTTTTAGAACCTCCGCCAGTTACCGAGTACATTGTTTGTGCCCACGGTAAATCTTCTGTTGGAATTAAATTCAAATTTTCCGTATGTAAACCAAAGATTCGTACTCTCGAACGTCCAGCTTTGTTCGGATCTTGTATATCTTCTACAACACCAATCCACCAATTGAAGCCGTCTTGACCTAGAATGTTTTCGAAATTTTCTTTTTGTATCATTTTTCACCTCTTTTTGCTGCTGCAAAATCGGGATTTGTTTCAGTTGATGGAAAATCACTTGAAAAACTATCTTTTGCAACTTCAAGAATCGTTTCATATTTTAAGTTTATATCTATGACATGTCTAACGCCAATGATTAAATACTTACCTGAGTTGAATAAACTCTTTTCACTTTTATTTTCTTTTTTCGTACCGTCTTTTGATATGTTTGATGGTAAAATTACTTCGATAATTTTACCGACTGATAATTGCGGATCACCAGTAACCAATAGTCTCACTCTAGAATATGAAGCAAGTTTTATCTGTGCAGTTCTAAATGGTATAAAAACTTCTGCCATGATATCGTTTGCGACACCGGACGGATCATTTTTATACCATTCCGCAAATCTTACTCTAAAATTAGAATTAACTGTTTTGAAAACTCCATCATAATTTTCATTTGGCTTTTTACCTAGTCTATTTTCTATAGAACCAATTATCGGTGAGTTGTTTAGAGTGTTTGTTGAATTGAAATATTTTGTGTAGTCGAAAGTCACATCTTTATAATCTTGTGTGAGTGTGTTCACCACTCTTACTTTGTTTGCGAGTACGCCGCCACTGACTGCATATAGAGAATCAAATGTATCCAAATATTTGTATGACTTTATGTTATTGAATGATCTTGTTAATTCAGTTGTTTTATTGAAAAGGCCGGCATTATTCGGATTATAGGAATATTCAGAATAAGGCACTTTTTCGTATAATTTTTGAAGAGAAAGAAAATTAAAACCATCTTGATTTTCATAGAATAAGTAGTCGGCACCTTCTTTACCAAGTGGTTGTGCAACGTTGATGAGCCAGTTTATGGCTTCAAAAGGTTTTTTGTTCGGCACAATTAGATCATATAGTCCATCAGAATCATCAACATTAATTCTTTTTTCTGGTATTTTCAAATAGTTTTTCAATATATCTTTAATGATCTCACTTATTTGTTTATTCTTATAAGATTTTAGTACTCGGATTTGTTCCGAAAGAAATAATTCTTCAGAACAGAAATGCAATGTATACATTTCTGTGTTATTATTTTCTAGTGTTCTTTCACCAACTCTGTATACTCTGAAATAACGATAAAATTCTGCTTTATTATTAATACTTTCGTTTTTATTGAATACTAATTTGATGTATTCATTGCCGCAAAGCTTTAAACCTTCAATTAACGAGATGGAATCTCTTATGAGTATGTGACCAGATGTACTGCAATTGAAAATGTCTTCGAAATAAGATATTTCGATCATCATTGTTTTCAAACTGAATGTCTGAACAGGCGTTATTAGATTAATTTCCGATAACGCATAGCTATCTATTACTTTCGTGCCTTCGAAAGTATCCTTTACATTATCGAGTTCAACATAATTAGACATAAAATTAAACACCCATTACTGTCTGAAATACTTTTTCAAAACGCGGCACATAAGAAGAATTTAACAATTTAATAATTCTTTTGTTTTCATTCTTTTCATATTCGTTTTCAAAAATTGTTACAATTCTTTTTGATATTTCTACTTTGCAACTATAATCACCAATTTTAAACGTTTGTGTCGATGATGATAATGAGTTGTACGCACTCTGTGTTAAATTTGTATATATTGTATTTTCAGTTAAATTATCTAAATTTGTCGTTTTTGTTATTTTCTGATAAGCGTATACAGTAACATTTGTGTATTCAAATGGCGTCATTGAAACGGATTCCGCCTCGACTTTGTATTTTTCATTAATGTAATCTAGAAATTGTTCCTGTCTTAGTGGCCAATCCCAGAGTGGGTCGAGAATATTGTTTGAATATAAAACAATCCAATAACGATACGGACTATTGTAATATTTTTCGGCGACTATCTCTGGTGTATCACTATCTTGTATAGAATATTGATAGAATAACATAGGATTGTTTTGAAATTCTTCGAGCAAAGTTGCTCTTGTAAGAATGTTTGTCAAAACAATTGAATTTCCATTTTGATCTGGTGTTACAACCTTTGGTAATGAATTGAAATAGAACATTAGTAACCTTCTTCGATGCGATTTTTGTCAATAATGAATATTTCTCTAAATTGCATTGTTAATGCAGTTTGTATAGCAGAACCATCATTAAAACTCGACCAACCGTTCGGTGAATAATCAACGTCAATTGATTCGAGTACACATTCACCGATTCTGTTCACATTTAAATTCTCTTCACCGTTAAATAAAAACTTAATTTTAAAAGTGTCTGGCACTCTCAAGAAAATTGATTGTTCTGTTACAAACCCAGGTTCAAATTTCGGTGCAGATGCCTTCTTAAATATTTTGATGATATTTTGAATTGCTGACGCTTCTGCTTGATTCTTCGGCGAAAGAATGAAAGAGAATTGAAATGTTCTGAAGCTTACGTTTGAAAATAGAACTTGAAGTTGTGGGTTATCCGCATAACCCACGCTTGATAATGCAAAAGGTGTTAAGTTTGTACCTAAAGTATTATCAATTGCACCGGCAGCAAGTTTTCTGAAAAATGGATCATTTATAACGTTTTTTATTCTTTCCGCGGCACCTTGATTAGTTTTGAGTGAATCAACTATATTTGAACCTGCTTGAGCTAAAAATAATGGCTTACCAAGTGCCGCAGTCAAACTGTCATTTGAATATTGTGCGCTGTATTGGACGTTCACTGTATCTGGTACATAAAGTGCGACAGTATCACCATCTTTTCTTTTTGGTCCAGTTCTGAGCGTAGAAATAAATTCTTCAAATAACTTTTCAGCTTGATCAAGTCCTTCTTTTGCTCTCATTGCAGCTTCTGCTGCGGCTTGAGTGGGTGTTAAATTAACAATGCGTTGCGCTTCATTGAATGCGGATCTTGCTGTTTGAACTGCTACTGTCCTGATTGAAATATCCGATTGGATACCTCTAGGTGCCGATTCAACTTGTTCTTGAACAGTGAAAGTAATTACATGCCCACGATTTGATGCACCCAAATCTGATGGGAATTGGAAAATATTGTTTACGTACTTATTTTGATATAGATTTCTTAGTGGTCCGATTGGTGTACTACCAGTCGTAGGCACTCTTAGACCAGACACGATGACTGGTGTTGTAATTGAACTTTCTGCCATGTTTTTATTCTCTAGAGGATGATGACATATATACTTATTTATATGTTTTGTTGGAAAGTTAAAAAATGGCATATTCTGGAAAATTTTACCCTCAAAACCCAGGAAAATACAAAGGTGATTACAACAACATAATCTATCGTTCATCTTGGGAATGCAGAGTGATGAACTGGCTCGATAAAAATGAAAATATCGTTGAATGGGGCTCTGAAGAATTTTCAATACCGTATAAGTCTCCAGTTGATGGTAAATTTCATCGTTATTACCCAGATTTCTTTGTAAGAGTTAAGCAAAAAGATGGTATAATCAGAGCAATGGTAATTGAAATAAAGCCAAAGAAACAAACAAAACCCCCTCAAAAGAAAAAGAGAGTCACGAAACAATACATTCAAGAAGTTGTTACGTGGGGTATAAATGAAGCGAAATGGAAAGCAGCAACTGAATTTTGTACAGACAGAGGATGGGCTTTCAAAGTTTTAACTGAAGATGATATAGCTTTCACATAATTGGAGATACTATGATTAGATTGCATGTTCTTGCTGTGCCACACACAGCATCTACGAAAGAATATACTGTGTGTGCTTTTACCCAGAAGGTAATTAACTTCTGTAAAATGTACAAAGAACAGGGTATGTACGTTATTCATTATGGTCATGAAGCATCAGATGTTATATGTGATGAACATGTAACTGTGACTACACAGAAACTTCTTGATGATGCATATGGCATATATGATTGGAAGAACCGAGGGCTTAAGTACGTCATGGGTGATATCGTACAGAGAACATTTAATGAAAATGCGATTCGTGCGATTGCAAAAAGAAAACAACCTGGCGATATCATACTTTGCTTTTTCGGCAATGCACAGCAAGCAGTTTGTGAAGCACACTCTGATTTGTTTTGCTGTGAACCGAGTATTGGTTATCCGTCAGCATTTGCGCCGTACAAAGTTTATGAATCATATGCAGTCATGCATGGGCTTCAGGGTCAATCGAAGATTTCAAACGCAGAGTATAAGTTCTATGATGTTGTAATACCTTCCGGCTTTGATCTTTCCGAGTTTGAGTTCAGGGAGAAAAAAGAAGGTTACTTCTTAATGTGCGGGAGAATAATCTGGTCAAAAGGCGTTGATATTGCATCACAAGTATGCGAAAAATTGGGTATGAAACTTATTCTTGCCGGGACAACGAACGGACCAGAAGATTGCAATCTCGGCGATAAATGGCCTGATCACGTTGCGTATGTTGGTTATGCTGATGTAGAAAAACGGAAGAAATTGATGGCTGGTGCAAATGCTCTTTTTTGCCCGACAATATACAATGAGCCATTTGGCTACGTAGCAATTGAAGCAATGCTCTCTGGTACACCTGTAATCACGGTCGATTGGGGTGCGTTCACTGAGACTGTGCAGCACGGTGTAACTGGTTATCGCTGCCG